AATTATATTCTTTTTGTAATTGAAAATTGACTGGCTCAATTTTAAATGGCTCGTTTTTATCAAGGATTTGGGACCAGTCTTTTGTCTCAGCAAAGTTTTGTGAGTAATACCAGTTTAGTGGCTCCATCCTAAGTTTCTTTGTCCCCTCAGTTTGAACAACTACAAGGTTAAACATCTTCACAATTGCTTTAACAAAGTCAAGACAACTAATCTCGGGGAATTGTAATTTCATTTCAACAATGTTATTTGCAACAAAGTTTGGTGAGTTATACAAATCCCATCTTGCCCCATAACCCACCCAATCAGTAGGTCCAACCCATAGACCAGCATTTCTGTTTGATGAGCTTGAAGTATTAAATCTTATGAATATACCAATCCACTCACCCACATTAAGGTTAAGATTGTTAATGAATATTCTTTGGTTATTTGAATTAGAATAGTTAAATGCTAACAAACCATCTGTTGTTCCCCCAACTGCTGTACGCTTTGTTGGGTCAGACAAGTCTTGTGGTCTTGAAGCTTTGAATATTGAAATACCATAATATGTTGAAACATAGTTATTGGAATATCTTTGATTGACCTTCCCCTTAAACTCAAAAGAATATTGTCCTGAATAAGGGATTTGGTAGGCTGAATAAGTCTCATTAAAATTAAATGAAGGGTCATAACCATCTGTTGATGATATTCTACCCATCTTAATTTGTTGTGTTACTCCATTTGAATATGAAAACTCTTGTGCTAACGGTGTTGCATTTCCGTATACTCTAAAGATATTTTGGTTTGTTCTTGCAGATGCTGTCTCAACCCCAAGTCTACCATTCATTGCTAAGTCAATGTAGATAGCTCTAAAATACTCTGATTCAAAAAAGTTTGATTCAACCTCATATCCACTCGTTTCAAAAATCTTCTCAATGATTGTTTTAACACGCATGGCTGGTTTAAAATAAGTTGGGGGTATACTACTACCAGAAAAATCAATACCCTTATTATCAGGTTGATTGATTGCAAATTTAAATGTAGGGGTTGTTGCAGAAGCGGGTTGATAGTCATAACCATAGTGAACCATTGGATAGATAATTTGACCTCCATATAAACCATTCACATCCCCACCATCTGCAGCCCAAGATTGAGTTACAGTGTTATAGTCTTGGATGTGATTAAACTCAAGCCAAGATAATTCCTTTAAGTTTTTGTCTTGAACAATTGAACTAAAATCTGTTATCTCAGATAGAATATAAACCTCATATTCAATTTGGTCTTTTACTCTTGTTACAGAGTTAAGTCTAAGGAAACCCTTGAATATATCTGTACCTCTGTATTGAACCACACATTGTCTTCTAGTAAGCGGGTCATAACCAATTGCATTCACCTCATAGAAGTGCTCAAAGAAATCATTGTTGTTCTTTGTTCCTGGTATGGGGAATGTCTTGGAATAAGGTGAGCGTCTAGCTTCAATATCTGTTATGTCCGTTTCTTGGATAATAACATTGATGGATAATTGTTCAAATAAATCAAGCTCAATCCATTGGTTATTATCACCTAATACTAAAAGGGTTGTATCCATTAGTTATTCAATAGTTTTATGTTATTTGAGTATGAATAAGTCAATTCCATATTGACCATTGACTTGTTACCTTTTGTTTTTCTAACGAATTCAGCATTCACAATGTTGATTGGGAATAATGTTCCATCAGTTTGGATTAGGTAAGCATCGTTTGTTGTGTATAACTCTTCAAGCCACACCATCATTGGTTGTGATATGAAACCTGAGTTTACAACATGAGTCTCTTGGATGTCTGTATTAAAGTCAGTTGTTCCTCTTGAATAGTTTGTCTTGATTGGATTGTTTGAACCCCAAGCTACATTCCACTGACCATATACTTGTCTATCAATTGATAAACCTTCAGCTCTTGCTCTCTCAAACAAGAAGTAGTCATAAACACCATATCTATTCTTGAACATAATTTGGTCGTTAAAGAATTGATTACAAGGAGGGACAACATTGAATTGGAATATCTCAGATACAGCTGAATAAGTCACACAAGGAGCTGTTCCACCACTTGGTAGAATTGTAACAGGTTGAACTGATGGTTTAATCTGTGATGGTTTTTGTGGGTCTACAGGACAAGGGTAATCTGCCACACACTCATTACAATTGATGTAGTAATCTGCTGTAACATAATTTCCACCTGAACCATCCCCACCCAATGCATAGATTTGGAAACATTCACCAGCAATAACAATCGTATTACCAATTGTTAGATTGCTAGCAACAATAACCTGAAACTCTTGTTGATTTGTACAACAATCTCTGATATAGACATTTTGAGTCGGAGCTGAACTTGTGCTCGGAGTGGGAGTCGGCGTGACTGATGGGGTTGAACAAGCTGTCCCACAAACCTTGATACTCCAAGATGCTAAGTCAGCAAATGGAATACCTGGCACAATTGTGTTACAATAACAACATGCTGTAATGGTATATGTTCCAAGACTTGTTGCTTGTTCATACTGAGTATTACCATTACAATCTGTGTATTTGAACCAACCTGTATCTGTGATGTTTAAGGTTGTTCCACTCGTACATGAACCAATTGGAGTTGAAGAAGGAGTTATACTTGGGGTTGCGCTTGGAGTAGTTACAGGTCCACCACAACTACCCAAATATGTTTGAGTGAAATTAGGTTGAGCAGTTATTGAACAAGCACATAGATAAAGAGTTTCACCAGGTCCCAAATAAACATTTGAATCTACCCCAAAACAATCAACATAAGAAACCAATACTGTAAACCCTACCTCAGAAATCAATTCATAACTACCACAAGCACAAGCTGGTGATGAACTTGGAGTTTGTGTTTGAGTCTGACTCGGGGTTGGTTGAGGACTACCATTTGGTGTTGCAGTCATCGTTGGTGTGATGCTCGGAGTGGGAGTCGGCGTAACCGCAATTGGAGTTGCTCCCCCAAATAATTGAACAGTATAATAACTTGTTCCACCAGGAAAATTATAGATGTTTAGTGGACCTACACCGATGTTTAAAATGTTATAATCTGACCCACCTGTGAATGTGTTATTCACATAGTCTTGTGTACAAGCTGTTGCTGGTCCCCCACCATTTGATTGGATATTAGAATACTTGTCTGTTCTAATTAGAAAACCATTAACATCATAGAATTTATATTCTGAATAATATGGTTCAGACTTATAAGGTCCACCAAGTTCGTAGTTGGTAAATGATAAAGTATAATACTCATCAACAGAGATATCTCTAATTCTTGGTGAGTTGGTTAGGAATAAACCTGTTGTGGTATATGGGAATGCTGGTTGTGGGTTTCCTGATAATGTGAATTGACCAGTATCCCAAGTGGCTTTGGTTGCATTTCTGTTAACCCCCATCGTTCCAAGAAATGACTTATAAGTTGATGATTGAACAGCAGGAAAACCTACTTGGTCTCCGATACCTGTGAACCCTGTTAATGGAGCAACAAAGGAATCAGCATACTCCTCACCCACAAGGATATAATAGTCAACAACATCATTACCATAAGGTCTTGAGAATGGTGATGTCTGATGGGTAAAGATTGGGGTTTGGTCGTGATAAGCAACAGGATAGTTTTGTAGATATGAATCTAATACTCTTGAAATATCAATGATACCAAGACCATAAGGGTTAGGTGTAGATTTACCTTCAAATACTTTATAGTTTTGAACATACACCTCATAGACATATCTAAACTTTGGTTGTGATGTTGTGTCTGCTGATACTGTGAAATACAACGAATCAGATTTTGATGGTTGGAAATCAGCAGGATTTTTAATGATAACTGTGCTCATCTTATTATAATAAATTTACTAATCCGTTTTCTAAAAGACCTTGGAAATAATTTGCCATTGCTTGTTCCCCCAAATCTTCTAATTGTTTGATTACTTTATTTTCGGCTTTCTGTAAAAAGTTTGTTCCTTTAAAACCTTTTTCTTTTATGGAACGAGCTATTAGGAATGCTCTTTGTTTAACTGTCCCTGTTCCAAATCTACCTCTTGCATCTCTAAAGAATACAGGTTTAACTTTAACCCATGCTTCAATAGCTGCTAGTGGTGGATATTTTGTTGATGGTTTTCTACCTTGGTCAATTATCTGTGGTAAAAAAAATGGTTCAACTGTTGGGAATGATACAATCAATTGCATATTTCCATCAACATCTTCATCCCACTCAACACTTAAATCTCTAAGTAGTGTACCAGTTGCAACTGAACCCCTTCTATTGAATCCTGTCTTTTGTGCCCCATAATACCCTTCAGGTTTATAAGGTGTCTGCAATTCAGTCCTAATTGCTGAATAGAGCAGGTCTCTCATTAAAGTCATTGCAGCTTCATCCATCTTTAATACTTGTTATTAAGATAATTAAACATTTGGGACAACTGACTATCATTCAACTTTTTATCAAAATAGAATTGTTCGGTATTACCATCTAGTCCTCCGTCAAACATCAATCTATACTGCTGGTCTGTAAGTGTGTAAAGTGATGCTGATGCTGTTGTTCCTGAAGAAATCAAGGAATTATTTTCCCATACTTCCAAATAAGCATCACCACTTTGTTCGTATGCTCTAACAGCAATTGATGTCCATCCTGTTGTTGATAAATCAAATCCAACTTGTAATGAACCTCCCCCATTTAATCTAGCATTAGCATAGAATACATTTGGTGGGTTATTAAGGTCTCTAACAAAGAAGAATCTTGTCCCTGTAGGGAATCCTGTTCCATCGTATGCTTCTACAAAACAACCCCCTCTTTGTGGTCCAACATTATCATCATCAATAAATCCAAACCAAGTAAATCCGTTATGATGTGCTGTATATGTTCCTAATGGATTTTCTAATGGTGCTGCATTTTCAGTAGTCATACCTGATACTCCCAAATAACCAATTGGATTATACAGAGGTCCACTTAGAGTAGTAGCAGTAAATGCAACAGAAGCAATTTTATCCATTGCTTGTGATACTGTTCCAAAATTAGTTGTTAGGGTTGAAGCGTCAGTAAAGTCAATCCACCACAATGCGTTGAATGAAGCAGGGTTTACTGATGGAGGTGTACTTGTTTGAGTCGGGGTTGGTTGAGGAGTTGAACCAACAGATGCGGTTGGGGTGCTTGTCTGAGTTAAAGTTGGGGTTACACTTGGTGTTCTTGTAGTTGTTGGCGTTACTTGAGGAGTTGTTTGTGGTGTGCTTGTTACTGTCGGGGTTACCGATGGAGTTACAGCAATCCACTGCTCACAAGCATTGATATCTTCCATAACCACAAGGTTTAGGTCAAGAGCCACACCAGCAACATAGTCATTGAATCTCTCCATAAATGGTTGTCCATTTACGGGTAGTGGTGCGTCAAAATAGTCTTGTAGATTACCCCTCCATATCTCAGATAGCAATTGTCTTGCTGCTAAGGACATATCAGAAACAGCATCCTTTTCGTTATCAAGATTTTCATTTAGTCTATCAGCAAAGATTGTTGATAACTGATAGGTTGTTGTATTTTGGTCATAAGAGACAGACAGAGGTACAACGAATAGATATGGGTAAGTTACAGTTTGACCTGAAACATTTTTTCCAAAGTCAACCAAGTTACCATAACCAAATGAGTTTAGGCAACAATAGTTTTGTTGGAATTGCTCCAACTTGTCCAAGACTTTGTGGTAGGTTAAATAAAGCTCCATAATCTTAAATATTGAAATGATAACTTATATGCGTTATCTTAATTTGGGGGTTTGTTTTTTTATCTTTTCTATCTCTCTTCTCTCAGCCTCTCTAATGTCTTTGTTTCTTGCTAACATATTCAGACATAAATAAATGGGTAGTTTATCTATCTCCTTTATTTTTGTAATGTCGTTGTTTGTAAGTTCAATTGTCGCTGCAAAATAGAATCTAGCGGTAGCTTCTTTTGGAGCCATTTTGGGAGTATCTTTTTCCCCTTCTCCATCAATCGGTACATTTTCATCTGAGACTCCATAGTATTCTTTATATTGTCTATGTATGTTTTGCTGATGAAAAAAAAAAGTTGTGCTGCTCCAAACCAAATCTTGATTGGTACCTTCTTGAATAACTCAGCTCTATCGTCAATGGTGTTAGCGTCGTAAGCTTCTGTCTTATACTTCGTTCCATTGCTCTTGGTTACTGGTCTATAAAGAACAGCTAGTATCTTGTGTATGTTGTCTGTTACATTTTCTGAACTTAGGAATTCAAGGTCTTGCCATGCACCCCAAGCTAGTTTCTTCCAATCGTTTTCAAATCCATAAGTTACCCCCTCATAGTCAAAGGTGAAGATAACATCTTTGGATACATTCTTTGTAAGTCTCTCAAATACAAATGCTTCAAGGAATTTAACTTGTTCTTTGTTAGCATTTTTAATTTCCTTAACATCTATATCCAAATAGGCTGCAAGTAGTTTTGATGGGTCAGAGTTATCTAAGAATAATCTCTGTGTTTGAATCTTTTGGTATTGTTCCACAGACATTTCCGTTGGAACATCATACTCTTTTTTTCCTAATGTTATTGTAATCATAATACTCTATATCTTCCTTGATGTTTATTTAATGTTGATTCTAATACATATCTAACTGAGTCAATTGTATGGTTATCTGCGTCATGTGGAACATCTAATAGTTTCCCGTCTTTATCTGTTTTCCATTTGTATGAACCAAACTCTCTAAGGATATT